CGGAAAAACAAAATTTCAACAGTTGGCTGCGAAAGGTAGAAAGAATAAAAGTAAAAAGAGTAAATCTCGTAAATAATTACCTATGGATAAAGTAAAAGCATTTTTTCTTTCTCGTCCAATGATCCGTGCTTATCGGACTATTTTGACGGGAGCTATTTCTCTTGCATTAGCGTATGGTGTGCCGTATATATCGGGATTTCATATCCCTGATGATATTAAATTATATATTACTGGTACTTTACAAGCAGTATTGATGGGTTTGGATAAGTATATTAGAGATAATATTCCAGATGATAATTTCCAGAACTTTGTTTCTAATGTAGATGAAGGATAAAACACCTCATAGAGGAGTTATATTGAAGACAGATACTAATCAAGAGATTGACTTATCTCCCATATTAGGAGAGTTAGGTCGTCTTGTACCGAAACAACGAGCTTGGGTGATTGAGTATCTTAAAACAGGGAATGGGAGACAGGCAACGAGGAATGTTTATAATGCAAAGACGCCTGCTGGTATAAAACAGTGGACATACGAACTAAGGCATTCTCCCCGCATCTCTCTCATTATCGATGAGGCAATGAAGTCTCTCGATGTAACCCCATTGACGGTTATATCGAATTATAATGATTTAATGAAACAGAGAAAGAGTTTATCTGTTGCAAAAAGTGCAACAGATAGTGTTGCGAAGATGATGGGGATAGATAAACCCGCACAGGAGACTCAATATATAAAAGAACAAAATGATATTACAAATGCAATCTATGGAGAAATCATTGAAGGTAAGATTGGAGGAACAACAGGAGGAGATGTACCGAATACCGAAACTGACACTGGAGGAGAAACTGAAGATATGGCAGACAGAGGGGTGCAAGATAGCGATTCCCAATACAATGAAACAACAATAGATGATACAGATACCGATAGAGGAGAAAAGGAAGACGATTCTACAGGAACTGTCGAATGATGTTCAGAAGTTTGCTTCTGTGTTTTTGAAAACATACTTAGAGGACAGTTCCCCACCGTTCCATCGAGAACTTTTTGAGATTGTAAACAGGTCGGAGGGTAAAAATGTAGCGATAGCGGCTCCGAGGGGACATTCCAAAAGTACGATCATGAGTTTTTTCTATCCTCTCCATTCGGCAATCTTCGGGAAGAAGAAATTTATTGTGCTGATTTCCTCCTCACAAGACGCAGCGAGAATACATATTGAGAAAATAAAGAAAGAAATAGAAGGAAATACCAAGATAAAAGCCTTCTTTGGCAATCTACAAGATCCAAAGAAGTGGAATGAGTATGATATTGTCCTCAAAAATGGCTGTAGGATTGTTGCCAGAGGTGCAGGACAGAATATCAGGGGTATAGCGAACCTCAATAGCAGACCAGACCTGATCATAATGGATGATGTGGAGGATAGTAGGGAAGTTCAATCCCCGACATCAAGAACCAATCTAAGAAGGTGGTTGTATGGTGATGTTTTGCCCGCTATTGATCCAAAACGAGGGAAAATAGTGATGATTGGAACAGTTTTACATGATGACTCACTCTTAAACCGCATATTAACGAATTTAGATGACGAGTGGATTACAAAGATATATAAAGCAATTCAGGATGATGGTACATCATTATGGCCAGAGCGATTTCCTATCGAATATCTGGAGAAAATCAAAAAAAAGCACGCTGACGAAGGTATGCTCTCAACCTTCTATATGGAGTATCAGAATGAACCTGTATCAGAAGACGATTGTCAGTTCAAACGAGAGATGATTCGATATTATACAGATGATGATATTAAGGACAAGAAACTTTCATACATTACCACCTGTGATCTTGCCATAACGGAAAAGAGTTACGGAGACTTCTCTGTGATTATCACGGTTGGATGGGACAGAGAAACGGGAGATGGATATGTGAGAGAGTATGTCCGAAGACGAATGCCTTTATCGGATAGTGCAGATTTTATTATTGCCCACAAGTTACGATATAATCCAGATAAGATTGGTATAGAACGGGGAACGTTAGAGAAAGCACTTAATCCCACCTTAGAGCAAAAGCGTATTGAACGGGGTGTATTCCTACGACTCGAGACTGTTACAGCAGGTAACAAGTATGAGAGGATTATGGGGTTGGAACCAAAGTTTATGTCTGGAAAGATTTATATAAAACGGGAGATGGTAGAGCTGATCGATGAGTTATTAAGATTTCCAAATGGGAAACATGATGATTTAATTGATGCACTCGCCTATCAGTTACAACTGTTCGTTCAGAAACCGAAACTGCATACCGAAGTTTACAACTACGCAAAAAAGAAGTTTATTAACCCTCTTCCGACCCTTCACGTCGCATAAACCTTATTCCTATGGCAAAAACCACTAAGACGAAACTCCCCAAATCTGATTTAGGGGATATTCTCACGCAATATCAACTATTAGACAAGATTACCAGAAACAGAAGAGATGAACTGGTGATGTTTTTTGAGCAAAATAGAAAGTTTAGAGGAACAAATGATGATCCTGTCTTTATCAATAAGGGTTTTGAGATTATCCAGACCAAACTTCCTAGAGTGGTCGGAGGGAATGCAGGATTTCAAGTGACCGCCAGAAATGAAGATGACCAACCAGTTGCTCTGGGGATAAAAGCAGTGGCAGGATATTATGCGGACAGGATGAACCTTACACTCTTCTTAGAGGATTGGGCGGCTTTAGCTATGCAGGATGGGTATGCTATTGCACGGATTGAATATGATACAGAGTCGGTACAGGTTGCCGATAAAAAAACAGGAAAGAAGAGGACTATTGAACAATATGTTCCAAAGCCAGTCTTATTGTCCTCGACAGCATTTATTTGTGATCCATCTATTCAAAACCTAGAGGATCAGGAGGAGTTTTTTGATAAACAATACTATACCATCGATGGGTTTACCTATCTGGCAGAAACCCGTAAATGGAAAGTGAATCCAAAAGATGTTGTTGCGTATTCCGATAAAGATGAGGAAATGTGGAAACAGAGGAAGTTTACCGTTCAGGATTTGACCTATATGAAAGATAATGGGAAGGTTGAACTGTTGGTACATTATAAAAAATCTTCTGGTAAATGGTATAGGGATTTCATCTTAAATCGTGCTACGATTATATTCACCGAAGCAGTGCAGGATATTCCTTATATAAAATTGGATGATTATCGTTTACCCAATCAATTCTCTTCTATTGGTGAAGTCGAGATGTGTATTCCAGAGCAAACGGTGATGACGGATATTGTGAATAATCGACAGCAAAATATCAAGAAGGCATTGAAACGACAAGTGATCGTTACGGAGGCTTCGGGTATTGATCCTGATAGTGTAACCGATGAGGAGGCTAATGTCTATGTTTCATCCGATCCATCTGGAATAGGAATGTATCACATGGAGGTTCCCGATGTTACCGCTGGGGCATACAACGAGTTCAATGAAATGAATAAAAACATCTTTGCCAAAGCGGGGATTATGGATTATGCAAAGGGTGCAGAAGGTTCTGCGGTACCTAACGCTACGATGGCGAAGATAATAGAAAATGCGGGAAATCAGAGGTTTAAGATGTTCATCAATCATATCGATATTGCCGTAGCACAGATGATGAAGAAGGTGATTACCTTTATTTCCTCCAATATGAAGGAGGATTTATATGTTTATATTACCGATGGAACAACCCAGGAATGGATGGCTGTTACAAAATCCGTATTGAGTATTGATTTTGATATACGTGTAGAGCCAAACTCTTTAGCAACCAGCGACAGCGACACAGATGTTCAGAAAGCGATGGCAGCTTATCAGATTGGAATACAAAATCCCGATATATGTAATCGGATCGAGTTCATCAAGGATGTTCTTTTGGCTCTCGGCAAACAGAATACAGACCGTTTCTTCAATAAACAAACACCACAAGCACCATCACCACAACAGCCCTTACAGGGACATACGCAGGGGCAGGAACAACCACAAGGACAACCAATACAGCCTCTAGAACAGCAACAACCACAAGATATGCAACCAACTGCCAATCCCAATGATTTACAATCAGTATTATCTGCTATAAAACAATAATATGTTTCAAACACAAGAAGAAAGAAAGGCATTCTATCGTACACTTGGATCCACGGCAAATGGATTACTTCTTATTGAAGATATAAATAAGATGCTTGATGGACTTCGTACCACATTAGAGGGAGTTGCTGACGAGAAATCTCTCCATATTGTGCAAGGGGAAATTGTTACTTTGAAGATACTATTAAATCTTTTGACAGATTATAAGAATGATAGAAAAACGGGCAATAAGACAGTCGGAAAAGTTTAGTGAACAACTCAAGAAACCTTTTGTAGATCTAACTGACTTCGATGGAAGGAGTCGTGTTAAGATTACTTGGAATCCTGATTTAGAGAGTGCGGATAGAAAAGCTGGGATTGTTTCTCTCTATATCAATGATAAACGGGTGTGTAAATTAGCTGTTGAGGAATTGTTACGGGCATTAAGGGTAGTGTAAGTTGCTATGAGGTACTCATTTTCTCCCTGTGAGTGCCTCTTAGGAGCTTGCAACTCCAAACGGACACCAAACCGTATAAAGTGTTTTATATTGTAATCAACCTATTATGGCTGATGAAATTGTCGTAAATGGTTCTGAATCGACAACAGAACAAACTCCTTCTGATTCACCTGTGCCTGTGGACAACACCACACAGCAACAAGTGAATCAATCCGTAGAGCCTACGAAACAGGCGGAGGAAAAGAAAACTGTACCTTATTCTGTCTTTGCTGAGAGAAATCGAAAGCATAAAGAGAGAGAGGAACAGTTGAAACGAGAACTGGAAGTAAACCAGAAAGCTCTAGAAATCCTTGCTCGGAAAACGACAGATGATCCGAATAACATCTTTACCGATCCAGAGGAACGAAAGAGCAATACGCTGGAAGAGGCGAAGTTGAAAGAACTTGCCGAAAAACAAGCTTCGATGCTAAGACACCTTCAGATGAGGGATTTCTTAGATGAACATCCCGAAGCGAGTGATCTTAAACCTGTTCTCGAAAAATATTCTAAACTTCCTGAATATAAGGACTCTGATTTCTATGAAATCTATGAGGACATTAAAGCAGAGGGTTTAGTAAAAGGTGTTGAGCCGACAAAAACGACACCTGTTCAGGCATCTACAGCACCTGTAGCTTCTACCAAGAAGATATACAGTGAGGCAGAGATCAATGCTATGCCTTCTACTGAGTATGCAAAGAACAGAGCCGATATAGAGTTGGCTTATGCAGAGGGGAGAGTTCGATAGAGTCGAACTTTAGAACTCTAGGTATCTTATTATTTTATGGCTAGTATTACCACTACAACTGCCGCCAACTTTAACCCAACTATTTGGGCTAAAGACGCACAGTTAGCTTGGGATAATCAGAAACTTCTGATTGATCTCATCAATAATGTAAGTGGGGACTTTACCAAAGGGGTTACATATCGTATTCCTCTTGTCTCCACAATGGTTGCGAATGACGTTGGGGCCGATGGTTCCGTTGCACCACAGTCCACAACTGAAAACAAAGTCGATCTTACTATTAATACATGGAAAGAGTCGAGTATTGACATCGTCGATAATGAGGAAATGCTTTCTGCATATCCTCTGTCTCAACTGTATGGAGGTATGGCGGCAAACGCCTTAAATCTGAAGGTTGATAGCGACATCTATAGTTTGAAAAGTTCTTTCACAGGAACAACCGTAGATAGTTCAGCTTATAAACTGAATGCCGCTAATGGTGCTGGATTGACTGCTATTACACAGATTGTGGAATATATGGATGAAGCATATGTTCCCCAGACTGGTCGAAAGTTAGTCATTTCTCCGAAAGCGAAGAAACAGTTACTCGACCTGACGACATTGGTTCAGGCAAACACCTCTGGAACAACCGATGCGTTGAGAAATGCATCTGTTGGAAATCTGTTTGGTCTTGATATCTACGAAGATCCGATTGTTTCCACAACTGCTGGTACACCTTCTTACGATAGCAACATTGCTTTCCATACGGATACAATGGCTATTGCATTAAGAAGTCCTGTATCGGTAGAGAAACTGGCTCGTACAAAACTTGCACAAACTTATGCTTGGAGTGTTCTCTATGGCAAAGTATGTGCTAGACCTTCTACTGGGTTCATCTGGAAAACAAACGCTGATTAGTAGTTGCCTAGTAGTTTGCTTACTCCTCCCGATGTGATTCGGGGGGAGAATGGAAATTACTATTCTCACCCCTTTTATATGCTCGTTCAGGATATTATAAACAAAATCAGAAGGAATGTTGCCGAAAGCGGTAGTGGTGTTGTCGATGACACACACATACTGCTTTCTTTGAATGAGTATCAAAATCGACTCGCTGGAGATCAGAAGACAAGAGGGAATTGGAATATTACGATTGCATCTTTACCACTCATAAATGGGAGTGCAACTCTTCCTGTGGATTATCTCGATATATGGAGGGTTTATAATGGGACAACTCTCTTGAATGCAGATGTTGGGAAGTATTCGCAATCCGACTCTTCTACCTATCGCATAGTGGGTACAACGATAAGTATCCCTGACACAACCTCAACAGATACATTGACGGTTATTTACTTTAAGAAACCGACAGTTCTTCTTCAGGCGAATATAGCCACACAGACTCCCGATATCCCAGAACAATATCAGGAACTCTATACGCTTTACGGAACAATAGAGGCTTTTAATTGGCTTGGAGATACATTTAATCAAGTTCCTGATTATGAGATGAAGTTAGATAAACTCCGGAAAGAGTTTATTTCTTGGGTTTTTTACAACAACCGACCCAATAAGGCTACTTTCAAACATTTCTCGTTTAACCTTCCTAAATAATGGCACGATATAAAGCTGGGAGTTTAAGTCAAAATAGATGGTTGAAGTTCTTAGGACTCAACCGAACCCCACAAGCACGCAATCCTGATGGTGCTACTTTTGCTCATGATATGAGCAATGTTACTGTAGAAGATGGTATTATTAAGAAACGCTGGGGTTCAAAAACTTATGCGAACAATCTCGATGAAAGTGGTTCTTCTTTCTCTCAGTCCTATACGGGTTCTGGCAGTAGTAACAGTGCATCGTATAACCAAGTGTTGAACACAACCACCTTAAACGGGAATGATTTGATTGCTGGAGAAACCGATAAACGGGAGTTTGCCGTGAGATTTACAGGTGTAAATGTTCCCAAAACAATACCAAAGAGTCGTGTTATTTTTAATTGTAACACGAATGAGGTAGGATGGGCTAATAAGTCGTGGTTAGGTACTGATTCTGGTGTATTCTTCTTTGATACCACAATATATCAAACACCAAATGCTTCGGTACAGTGCAGGGTCTATCATCATGGTGAGGGTGTACATAATGTTACAGATCTTGATTTGACGAAATTTTATGATGGTTCTTCATCTACCACCGATGATTATATACACCTTTGGTTATATATTGATGCGTCTAATTTCGCAAACCTATCAAATACGTCGAGTCTGCAAATCACTTTTAATAATGATACGTATGGAATACAAACAAACTATTTCAGTTACAATATTACCAAGGCAAGTCTTGTGGTTGGGTGGAATGAGATTAATGTCGCAAAATCTACGTTCACGACACACGGTTCGGCTAATTGGGACACATTAAAAGGGTTTGATATACATTGTACGAGTGATGAGTTACAGAGTGTCTTTTTTTATATTGATGATATTCAATTAGTTTCTGCAACGGGTGTTACTCCCGTAATGGCAAACTGTAATGTACAACTCATCGGTGGAGATGCAATCAATGGACAAGGAACATTGAGTTTTTCTCCTGCATTGAATATTGAGATAGCTGGAGAGGATGTAGATAATTCTCCAGACTTTTCTACCTATTCAGATTGGGTTGGGAGAACAAGAACAACAGCAAAAGTAACGTGGTCTCTCTCTTCGTGGCAATCAGGTGTTGCTGTTTACACTGCCGATATATCTCCTATCATACAGGAGATAATCAATAGGTCGGGATGGGTTGCTGGGAATGCCATTACCCTATTTTTCCGTGTAACAGGAGATAATGGTTTGGTTTCTTTTACGACATCACCAACACTACATCTTGAATATCTTGATAACACATTATCATATTTGACAAATGTAGTAGCCTATAGCGGAACGGCAGAGAGATCATTTGCTCCAGAATATTTATACGATCAGAATGATCCGTTGCATATTAGTTATCCATCTACAGTGTGGTTCTATGGTACTATCTGGCAAAATGTTACCATTCCACAAAGGTCTATTATTCAGAGTGCATATGTTCATTATAATCCATCAAGTGGAAGTGGAAATGCGTATATTGGTGTGATGAATTATGCTAATGCTCCACTCTTTAATGGGACTTATAGTTATGATATTCAATCACGCCCTACACTAGGGTATTCTGATATATGGTCTTTGGCTACATTAAACTCTCCTAGTATTTCCACATATGTTCAAAGTATTGTAAACAAATCAGACTGGAGTAGTGGTAATAATATTGGTATCATAACTTATCCTAATGGGACGGGTGGATATACTTTTAATCATAACACTACAACATTAAATGTATCGTATAATGCAAATAATATCCTTGAATATACCGCCTCGAGTAATATCCAAATAAACTCTATCGGTGCAACAACGGTTTCCGATTCCTTTTTATGGCTTGGAAGATATGATAATAACTGGATAATGTTACGATTTACAGGGGTAAACATACCACCAAATGCCGTCATTACATCTGCAATGGTTAGTTTGCATGCAACCAATTCCGATGCGAATACCGTTTCCACGACTATTTATGGGCAATTAGGAACGACTTCTGATTTCAATACATCCTATAGCGGTAGAACATTAACAAAAGCATATCATACGTGGAATATACCATCGATTACCAGTGGTACAGATTATAATACAACAAACATATCTAATATTGTTCAGGAGATAATTCGAAACTCAGAATTTGACAATACGGTTACCTTATTTATACAAACCGATCTAACAACCTATCAAAAGCATTTTGCTTCTATCTACTCAGGTGCTAATGTTCCTGTATTATCTATTTCTTGGGTACTCTATAACGAAATAAAGGCTTCTGGAAAATATACCCTCAAAGATTGTTATGGATATACTCACGATGTAGAAGTCGCCTCTACTCCGACGGATGTCTATGAAAATGTTAGTGGAACATGGACATTGAGAGAGAATTATACAACGGCTGGTAATCCTCGTTTGCAACCATTTGGAAACTTGCTCTATCGTGCAGATGGGGTAACGGAAGCGACACGATTTGAATACGATCCTGTTAATAATGCTGTTATCCCTTCGGTTGATACTGACAATTCCTCTTCTTTACAAGCCTATAACGGTGCAGATTATCCCATTCCCGCAGGAATACATACAAAGGTAGTATCTGGCTCATTGGTCAATAGTGGAAGTGCTACGGCGGGAGATAAAACGGCTCTAAAAGGTGCTGTTATCGAAGTAAGGTTCAATCATCCTTCTATCATAGGGCTTGATTATATGGTGGATTATATGCAAGTATTTGTTGGTAATCCTGTGTCTAGTAATGTAACCGTGCAATTTGATATTTGGAAAAATGCTACCGTTGGGGCAACACTAACTACAAGTGGAGCAACGAAAGTATGTAGTTCTTCTTTTGTCGCTACGGCAAATACCACGAATGGTACACTATATCAAGTCCCATTGGTAAACCATATCAATGAAACAGCCTATCCATCGGGAAGAAACTTTCTATCGTTCAATGTAGGGACTACCTATTACATCAATTTTTACTCTTCTGATGCGAATTTTACCAGTCTGAAATGGTTTTACGGAGATACTACCCCAACAACACTAACCAATCCTGATACACAATCAAGCGGAAAACTCTGGACATATAATACAGGGATTTCTGCTTTAGCATATCAAAATCCTGCCTACAATTTTGCGGTGTTTTATAAAGCACTTCCAAAGTGTAAGTATATGACTATCTTTGATAAGAGAATATGGTATATCGATGTGCAGGAGGATTATGTGCTTGATAAAAACAAGGAGAAGAATAAATTACGATGTTATGTTTCTCAGCCGTATCTCGGAAACGCCCTCTCGGCATTGGGAAACAATATTGTTGAACTTTCTACAAGTGATACGGAGATAACTTCTTATCTGGTATCTGGTAATCGTCTTTATCTGGCAACAGAACATAATATCTTTGTAGTATCACCAACGGGTACAACTTATCCTGTATCACAAATGCGTGGTTCTGGAGTTCCCTCTCCAGATGCAATGGTTGAACTGGAAAACGATGTCTTTTATTCCAATCGAAACGGATTCTTCTTGTTGGGGAGGGTACAACAATTCGGAGAAGAGGACAGAAACTCTCGTATTGATTATCCATTATACGATCTATTTGACAATATCTCACAACTTGGTAATATAAAGACTACTTATTTTAAGGGTAAAATCTTTATCTCTACCGATCAAGGAACGAGTACGAATACCAAACTTTTTATCTATAACTATGGGAAAATAAATCCATCTTGGGAGGTTTGGGATATTCCCGTGTCCACTTGGCAAAATGATGGAGATGCTTTGAAGTTTGTACAATATGGAGGGCAGATGTATCAGTTTGATAAAACCCTTGAACAGGATGATGGGGTAGATATTACTTGGAACTATACCACACTCTTTGATGATTATGGTGTACCCGACCTCTTCAAAATGGGGCGGTGGATAGATACTTCTCTAGACATCACTCATGGAAATGTAGAGATGTTCTATTGTGCAAATCACTTGGCAATATCTGATACCGACACTAGTACGATTGATCGGGATTTATGGGATAGCGGTTTATGGGATACTGCCACTTGGGATTATCAGCGAGATCAACGTAATTGGAGAGTTCCGATAGTAGATACTAGTCATTTTCCCTATAAATATATGAGTTTATCAATCAAATATGCTGGAGATGGAACGGATCGTGGGGTAAAAATCTATAATACCAACATCTGGAAGTCGAATCTATCGACATCTTATTTCTTCTATAACCGAGTATCATAATGACACACCAAGCTACCAAACCATACGATTTCAATCCATCACAGATAAAAAAGGTTATCTCCTCATCGAATATTGATGCTAATTTTGATGAGATTTATAACCAGTTTAATGCTCACGATGCAGATACGAGTATTCACTACACCTCGACAATGCTCGATGCTTGGCTGGCGGGGAAAACTACTTCCGATCTAGCAGAGGGTACTAATCTCTATTGGACACAATCTCGTTTTAATACCGCCTTTGATACAGACTTTGGATTAAAAACGACATCGGATTTAGCAGAGGGTATAAACCTTTACTGGACACAAGGTAGATTTGATACAGCATTCTCAGGGAAAACTACTTCTGATTTATCTGAGGGAACAAACCTGTATTATACCGATGCTAGGGTAAAATCCTATGCAGATACACTCTATTCTCCTTTGGGTCATAACCATAGTGGTGTTTATGAACCCGTACTAGGAAATCCACCTGCTAATGGTTATATGTTAGCCTCTACTACGACAGGTACGAGAAGTTGGGTTGCTCCAGGTGGATACACTCTTCCAATCGCTTCGGCAAGTGTATTAGGTGGTGTAAAGGTAGGAGACCATCTTTCAATAGATGTAAATGGGGTATTGAGTGCTGATATTCAAAGTGGTGGTGGTAATGTTGTTGGTCCAACGAGTGCAGTTTCTGGAAATGTCGTTCTCTTTGATGGGACGACAGGTAAACTCATTAAAGATGGTGGAACACTTGGAACAGGAGCTTTTGCAACCATTGAAAATTATGTTCCTTACACAGGAGCAACGGCTGATTTGGAAATGGGTTCTTATGGTGTTTCTGCTTCAGGATTTAGTTTACTCTCCGATACCAATCAAATAAAACTTGGATCTTCGTCTGATGTCGGACTATCTCGTTCATCCGCAGGAGTTTTGAAACTCACCGATGGTGGTATGGGATACGGGAACTTGGTTGTTGGTAATGGTGCGGCAGGAGCTCCATCTCTGTCTTTTGCCGCAGGAAATGGTTTTCATAGTGTCGGTGGTGCATATTTGGTATTAGATTCAAACGGTTTTTCTCCGATTGCCTTCGCTGGTTCTCCTGCTGCAATTATGATGGATTCGACAGTGGCACTCGATTGGGCTTCTTCAAATTTGGGGACATCTATAGATAC